TCTTTTCTGGTGCTTTTTTTGCCTCTTCAGGCTTTTTCCGTTTTCCTGCGGCTTCATCCAAACCTGCTAGTTGTCTAATACGATTAACATCTTCTTCTACATTTGCTTTATATAATGCATCTTGTACAGCATCATCATTTAAAACATCTTCACCATAAGCATCTTTAATTGCAGCCCACGCACCATCGTAATCGCCTGCCATATCGTGTACTACTTTTATTGCGGCTTTGATTGCATCTTCTTTCCAACCCGGTTTTACACCTTTAGTAGGAAACTCCATGTTATCTATTTCTTTACTTTTGGCCCATCCAGCGGGTGTTTCATGAACTTCTTCTACTTCTTCTTCACTTTCAGCAATAAACTCGTCATACGCATTGCGTAATTTATTTTCTGCAGATTCCAATGCCATTGGATTGTCACCGCCTGCTACTGGAGGATAACTTTTCTTTACCCTATGCAAGTCGTCACCTACTTTAAAAACTTCTTCTGGTGAATGAACTGTTGCTTCTGGCTCATTATCCCAACTTTCGCCTTCTGTCATACCGCAACCACATGGTGAATCACCACAGTCTGGGCATGGAGCATCATACTCTTCTTCAGGACTTACATTTAATGCTACAGGATGAGATTGGCTCATGCCTGCTAAATTTAGCAACTCTGCTAGTTTGTTTGCATCTGTAGTAGAAATTGATGTTGTTGCGTTATCACCGTTCTCTCCAGATGTTGTAATATTTAGGTTATATTTTGTTTCCATTTTAATTAGTTCCTACTGGTGATGTAGTACCCATCGGTGCTTTCAAAAATTCGTCCGGCTCGTGCTCAATTTCACTACTTGGATCTTTTGCAAAATTAACCATATCAAACAATCTACCTTTGCGTTTTTCATCTTCATCTGCAAGCATCTTATCTGTGTGTTCTTGTCCAGCAGGTAAGTCGCCTTCTGATTCTGGATAATCACTATCTAATAGTGATTCTGGTTTAGCATCTGGATCCTTTTCGTCTAGTTCCTTTTGGTCTTTGTCATTTTGAACTTCTTCTGGATGATCTGGACTACGAACAACAATATGACTTTCAGGAATTCCTAACATGCTATGAATATAATTTTGTAATACGTTGGGAGTAGTAGGATATTCTAATACAATATCTACAATATAAATTTCACCAGCTCCTAAATTACCAAAATCCATTGGATGTTTTTGCATAATTGTTTTGTTTGCTTTAGATACGCTTTTAACGCCGTATCTATTCAAACATCCTTCTAGGCGATCTAAGTGTTCGTCTGTAATATCTACAGCAAACTTCAATCTAAAAGGATAATCTGTTTTTGCTTCTGTAATGTATTGTTTTAAACTTTTCATAAGGGTACTCTTTTAAGTTTTATATTACTTATTTATTTAAATCACACTATTTTTTATCTTTGCTGTCTTTATTTTGATCTAGGATTTGCTTAATTAGTTCGTTGCGATCTGCTACAATAGTTGCTTCTGCTTCTATTTCTAGTCCGCCAACATCCCTTTCTTGTTGATCTACACGTTGCTTCTTAATTTGCAATTCAACCATACGCAATTTCTTATCAATTTTTGCGGCTTTAGCATCAATGGCGTTCTTCATCATAGTGCCTGCTACTTCAAATATCTTACCTGCGTATCGTGCTTCTACATTCATGCCCAAATCCATTAGATCATTAAATGTTGTTATGGACTTTTCAGCAATGTTGTCCATTTCTTTATCATTAGATTCTAAATCTCTAACTAGTGGTAATGCACTATCAATTTTATCTACATCGCTTAATACTGACTGTAGTTTTGTTGCTTCTTCGGGTTTAAAGTCCGAGGGCTTCTCTTCTTCTTGCTCTGATTGTGCTAAATCAAAAAGTTCTTCTAGTTTTTTTGTCATAACGTTATTTAATCACTCCGCATACTTCTAAACATGTCTTTCGATACAATCCTTGGGAAAATTCTTTTGCTATGTTTAAAGTTTCAATATCATAAACTTCTTTTCTTTCATCTTCCCAAAAACAGCAAGGATGAATTACGCCATCTGCGCTTATAAAAAGTTGATAATGCTCATCATCGTCAGAGCACTGTAAATGATCACAAACATTTGGATCGACATAATTATTGGAAATAATCTTATCTAAATAGGCTTTTTTATCTACTTCATTTGAAATTGCTGTGTTTTCGAATACTTGAGTCTTTACTGAGTCATATGAATTATTATCTTCATCAGGAAACTCTAATAAATATCTTTCATTAGTTTTCCAATGAAATGCCTCTGGCACATAGGGCAATTCTGTATAAAATTCTGAAAACCCTAATTTATGAGACAATTCCCTTGCCTCTTCAACTTGGTGCTGGTTATGTTTAAACGTTAAAAATTTCCACACCGCGTGGCCGCCGGCGTCGATATATGCCTTTGCATTATCTATTATTTTATTAAAATTTGTGCCTTGTCTATAGATATGATTTGTATCCTCTAGTCCATCAATTGAGAAAGTAACTTCAAGTTGATTGCTTTTATAACTTCCTAAATCGGCCCACCAAGTCGTAGATCTTAAACTACCGCTTGTGTGCATTGAAACAAAAAATTCTCTGTTATCGAATGATACCAATCTTAAAAGATCTTTAAGATGCTTATAGGCTGCAGGGTCTCCTCGATTTCCACATAAATGAATATTTTTTAATATATTACATTTATTAACAAAATCAATAAAAAAATCTAGATCAAGATCAATTAATTCAAAATTGTCTTTAAGTCCATATCCATTATTATTGCGCGGACATCCTGGGCAACTAGCATTACATTTGGTTGTTGGCTCTACATGAACAATTGTTATTTTATTCCATATTTCCATATAATTTTCTTAAATTTTGTGCCAATTTAATGCTATGTTTTTGTAATCGTTCGATATCAAAATTTATAGTAGTAAAATAGTCATTTAATATTGGTATTATATATTTAACATAAAAATCAATTTGAAACGCACTGTTGGGTGACATATATCTTGCATCTTTATCAAATACGTCTAATTCAAACTCTTCACTTTCTTTATAAATTTCATATATTGGTTTTGGCGTTATAAACTTATTCCAATTTATATTATAATATAAATGCTGTAATTCAGGTGTCTCTTTTATAAAATCAAAATTAAAAGCATAGCCAAAGAAAAAATAATATGGAATTCCATGCAACTCACACAATGTTTGTATATCTAATATTTGCTCTAGATCTTTCATGTGCTCATATATATTAGATTTAAAAACATCGTTGTAAACTTCTTTAATTACGTTATCATCACTGCTACTGCTCGCCCAAAAACCTCTTCCATCGACGACATTAGCATCCATATCGACAATAAAATTTCGTAAATTAAAGTCTTTTATTTGAGAAAGTATTTCTTCGTTCTCTACAAATAAATCAAGTTTACCAATACTAGTCCATTGTATAATAACTGCTTCAACATCTAAGTTTTCTAATATATGTTTTTTGCAAGTGCGGCCAATATACTCATTGCCCACTGCTGGGCCGCCAATAGAAATGTGTTTTAATTTGTGCGTAAGTGTGGGAAAGTGTACCCAAATTGGATAATGTTTAAAGTCTCGCTGGCTAATACCACAGCCGGCTGTGATTAATTTACTCATTTTATTTTATTATATTCTTTCCTTGTAATAACATTTCCGAGTGCATAATGATCATATTCAATCTCTTGCGAATTACTGCTACATGCTCTACATGCTACTGGATCTGGTTTATATATATTTCCTATAAACTTATCTAAATCGCTATTATAGTCTAATCCAGTATTTAAGTATGGTGCCCATTGTTCTTCGTTCTCTTTACCAAAAACTCTTAATGTATCTTCTAGGTTAGCAATTGCAGGGCATTTATATAATTTATTTTTATATATTGTTGGAGAATTTGGTGATCCACATACTCTATGTGCTCCTATATAATTGTCGTTATTTGCTGGATATATATTCGCACCTTCTCCCATGAACGGACGCCTAAATTCTCCAAACAAGTTCATATGCCATTTAATATTAGTATTCTTATCAATTAATTTAATAAGTTTATCAGGCGGATCAAACGGTATGCCATCTATTTTCCAATCAGTTTGACTTAAAAAGAATTTAATACTATCTATATATTTCTCAGGAGGAGGGCGATAGTGTAAACTAGTTTGTATTAATACATTATTAACTTCTTTACACCATTGGTATAACGCCGGACGAGACTTATAATGGAATCCATTGGTAATAAACTTAATACGAGATTTTGGAAAGTACTCCCTTACGCCATATAACCATTGTTGGAAATCTTTGTTTAGTAGTGGTTCACCTCCCATTAGATTGATTTCTTTTGGTTTAATGCGTAGACTCCACTCCCTTAACCATTGTTCGCCCTCCTTCCAAGAAACATGTCCTTTACGATCATAATTAGACAACGTAATACAACCCTTGCAAGATAAACTACATGCATACTGTACCATTATATCAATATAATTTAGATCATATTTTTTCATCATTTTGTATTTTTTCTTGTAATTCTATTTGCATTTTTTCTGTAATAGTAATGTCTAAGTATTTTCCAATTTGTTCTAAACTATTAATAATATTTTCATATTCAATACACAAGTTGTTATCTTTTTTCTTATGCTTTGTTTGTAAATCATTATTCCAATCATTTTCAAGTTGTTCTCTATTCTCATCAGTTAGTTCTTTTCCTTGAGATGCTAGAAGTATGTCAATTGTGTTCATTGAAAAGTGTGTATTAACAAACCAATCTCTATTGCCTACATCCTTTTCCAATTGCTGAAGCATACCAAAGAATTCCAACTGAGTAGGTTGGGGCTGCATCCAAACTTTATCTTTAATATTACACAAAACTCTTTTGTGGCCTTCTTCTGTTCTCGGATATAAAATGTTTACAAACTTATAATTCTTAAAATATTGTCCTACGGCATCTTCCCTGTAATGTGTAGGAACTACAACATACTTGCTGTCATCTATTCCAGTCAAATCGCCATTATCACCGTAATCATTAAAACAACGATCAATACTAAAATCCATTCTAAGCATATGCTGATTAAAAATGTCATGTACTTTTGTACGATTGCCAACTTTTCGTCGCACTAATGTATTACATTCTTCTGCTTTGCTTATAATGTATGATAAAAATTCGCCGCCGCCGCCGTGTGGATAGCAGACAAAAATATATTTAAAACTATTGAAGGACACACTATTACTTATTAGCGTTTGCGGCCTTGATGAAAAATATCATCCTCTGTTACGATACGAAATTGTATGCCTTGTCGTTGACACCATTTATAGGCTGCTTCCCATTTTGCATGGTTAACTGCGACACTTGCTTGATTATATTTACTACGGCCGGCGCGTTCTTTCAATGTTTGGCTTTTGGGTTTTATTTCTATTAATTCTGCGCGTCTTCCGCTTTTGCCTTCGTATATGATTAAAAAATCTGGAACATAAACAGTTTGTCTGCCTGTTAAAGGATTACGATATGGAATCTTCATTGGTTCGCTTGCCCATTCAGTTACTGACGGGTGGTTGTCACAGAATTTCATAAAGGCAAACTCCCAACCACTTCTATAAGTTGGTGAACCTTTTCCTACATATTTTTTATTATTTTTGGGAATGAATTTCCCTTGGGCATATTTTGCCATAATTTAAGCCAGTATTGTTCTTTTTACTGTACTATTTATTGAGCCATCTTTTTTAAAACCTAACACACTTGTTCTATTTCTTGTAGTATTACATAATATGCATAGAAGAGTATTTAATTTTATAGAATCTTTTACTTCTTCAAGTTGATTTATTAAATCTACTATATTTACATCCTGTTCTACAGCGATTTCCATTAATGTAATTGATAAATTTCTTTGAACAGATTCTTCATAACCTCTTCCCTTTAAAAAACCGATAACAATATCATATTGGGCCGGATCAACTGATTGAACTTTTGTATAATAATTATTAAAGAACTTTTGCCTTTTGTCGTCAACACTTAATTTGCCTGAACTAGTTTCATTTATAGGTTGTGCTGTATTTTTATAATAATTTGTATAATTAGGCATTGTTATTAACCTTTAATTCCTTTAATTATTTCCTGTGCTTTTCTAACGGTGGCAGTAGGAAATGCGTGTGATGCGTTTTTAACAACCTGCTCTATTGTAGACGGCAAAGAAGACCCAAATGCAGATTGTATTAAATTCTGACTATCAAATGCTTCAATTTGTGCCGCGGTTTGTACTGCTGTATTTAATATATCATATGGATTTTTATCAGGAATAGAATCTAATACTCCACGCAACCCTGATATTATTGATTCACTGCTTGCTCCAAGTCCGTCTGCAGTGGATCCTGGAAGTCTGTCATAACCAGCAGCCCCAAAATTTGGAATCTGTGCCACGGGGATATCTGCATATGTATACGCATCATAACTTATAGCAATATTACTTTCCTTGGGACCAGAGCCGTCTGATTGATCATGGGACCCATGAGAGAATTGGGTTACGATAGGATTTTTTAAACTATATCTACTTCCTATTCCTTTTGATAAAGAATATATTTGTATTTCTTTAATTAAATTTGTTCCTTGCAAAGTAAAGTTAGAATCTAAACCCCAACTCAATAATGCACTTGAACTTGCTTCCTGATAGGTGTCTTTTAATCCTGATGTTCTAATACCATATTCACCATCGGCCTTATTCCCGTCAGAAGTGTAGTGGTTATAAACATTTGAAAGAAAGTTTCTAACATTATTTGCGTTATCATCATGAAATACGATGTTTACACCGTTATACGCAACACCTGTATAATTAAAAGACTTTCTATTGTATTGTTTAAGTTCCTCTACATCAAAACTAACACCTGGTAGATCAACAGACTTTACCATAAAGCCTACTTCATTGTCTTGATAATTTAATGTCTTTGCAGAACTATCTAAAATAAAAACACAATGATATAAAAATCTAAACTTAGGTGAAAGTCTGTAATTAGAATGTGTGTAAAGGTTACTTGCGTGGCGGTAGTCCTTCATAAAACCGCCGGCCCCAATACCACGCAAATAATTGTTAAGATACGATGCCATTAAATTAGCCTGTCGCTACTGAACCTGCTCCTCTTGATACGGGCGCACCAACACCATTACCAATCGGTGTGTTCAATGCGTTATCATATCTAATTGACATTGTAATTGTTGCTGGGTCACTTGCTGTATAAGTCAAGTCATTATAGTTTACGTTTTCAATATAGCAACCGTACAATTCCCATGTTTCTAGAACACCCGGGGCTGTCGCACCGTTACCACCGTCAAGTACTTCGTACTTTAGTGTAAACTTGTAATCAATACCAGATACTGAACTCATTTGCTCGAAGAAGTCGAACTGCTTCTGCATTTGTTCACCTACTCGGCGAGTCATCTCACCGTTTACATCATCACGTAGATTAATTGTAACTGGTTCCCATGTATGTTTACCAAGAACATTAATTCTTGAGTTGTAAACATCTATAATTTGATTCTCAAAGGATGCTGTTGGTCGAGTAATATCCATTACATTCTTTGTGATTTCTGATCTCGGAGTAGTAACGCCAAAGTTTTCCATTATCGCTCTAAAGCGATATTTCAATTTCGGCATCAAAGTACCTTGAGATCCGGCTCCACTAATTGGAACTGTGAATTTTGTTAATGACGCTACGGACATATTATTCTCCTATTTCTTTTATTTATCTATGTATTAGGGGTGGTTTTTGCCACCCCTAATCATTGTTTAAACTCTATAGAGCCGCGATTTCTCCTGTATTCTTCAATCTTACTGGAATATAAATGAACTCTAACGCCTTAATTGGCTCAATTGCTACGTCAACGTATAATTCGTTACGATCAATTCTAGCCGGGGTGTTATTAGTTTCATCACATACTACCAAGTAATCACCAATTGCTCGCTTAGCCAATAGTTCATTACAAAATGAATCAATTACACCCTTAATTTCGTTACGGGTTAATTCATCATTGGGTTCGAAAATAAATGGTTTTGCGATAAGATCTAGTTGACGTCTCATGTAAGACACGAGTCTTGAAACGTTAACTCTATCAATTGCGGAAGATGTAGAAGAGCGGGGCTTATTACCAAAGTTCATCAAACCACTGCCATTAATAAATGTTAATGGATTAATGTTATCAGTATATAATACGTCACGTAGTCCTTCTCTAACTGCAATGCTGTTAAACTCTCCTGATCCATCAATATAACCAATTGCTGTAGCATTGGAAATTTTTCCTCTGTTTGTGCCTGCGGCCGCAAACCATGGATAACCGACACTATCATTATAAGCAAATGTGCGTAATATCATATGACTTGCCGGAACAACAATTTTGTTACCTGCTAGGTCATTTGATAACCCTGATGGGTAGTAAACTGACATATATTCATTATTAGTTACTAGGCCATCTTCACCGTTATCTTCGGCTGCATTAGAGTTTTTACTCCATACTTGAATTTTCGCAGAATTATCTGCTAAACGGAACGGAGTATCACCAATAACGTGAGCAGTTTCTTTTCTATCTACGTTCAATGTAGTCATATTTGATAGCAATTCTGGATATCCAGGGGCGGCAAGTAAGTTAAATTGACGTTGCTCTTCACGAATATCTGTATTTGCATCAACCGCTGATTTCATTGCGGCAACAACGACTGCACGTTGGGCCTTGCGACCTGCGTATAGTGTTCCATTAGATTTTGTGCCTGACTTGTTTGTCCAACGATCTGGATAATAAGTAGCAACAGATTCGCTTGACATACGTGGGTTACCTGAAGAATATTTTGATGTTGTAACAAAATCTTTCTTATATTCTTTTACTGTATAACCACTGCGTCTTGTATTCCATAGCAACATACCACGTGGATATGACGCAGGATCTGGAGCATCCGGATCTAGGAAATCATCGCTTAATAAATCTGCAATACTTGATGCAGTACCAGCGCCAGTGCCACTTACTTTAGCGGCGGCCGCTGTTTGCCATCTTGCATCAGCAAATAAAACACCATTTGATGATGTTTGATCTGTTGTATCAATTAGAATCCATTCACCACCTTGTCTACGATAAATCTTAGGATAATTATCTAAGTCAGATGTGTTGACCCAAATATCACCATTTACAAGTGCTGTTTCATCAGATTGTGTTAGTGGTTCAGCGGCTGCAAAAATTGGGCCAGCTGGATCTGTTACACTTAGATCATATCCACGATAATCTGTTGAAACATTTTGGTAACCTTTCCATGTTGTACCATCATGAACCATGATGTCAGCAACAAGTGTTGTGTCATACCATAAATCACCTTCAGCAGGATCTGTTGTAGGTGTTGTTAATGATGCTTCATATGTTAACTCTTCCCAGTTTGTACCAATTAGGTCACCATTTGGCAGCGTATATACATTAGATAATGAAGCAGAAATACTAGCATCTGCCACACCCGTTAGTGGTGTGCCTGATGTATCGCGTAGTACTAAGTCACCACCTTTAGCATGAATTAGTGACACTGCACCTGATGTTTCAATTTTAGCCGAAACATCTGTAATACCTGCGGCGCTGACTGCTGTTACAAAAGCTGTTGCAGTAGTGCCAGTCAAAGTTACAGTTGTACCATTAATAGTGAATGTTTCTGTAGATGTGAATGTTGGTGATGTGTTAGTACCAGTAACAACAAGCTCGCCGGCCGACTTGCGTCGATATGGTTTAAATGTTACTTCATCCACTGAATCAACATCAGTATCAACCATTATCGAGCCTACTGTTATAGTTCTTGGATCAGTACCACCTAAACTTGTTGTAGCGACTGTTATACTATCATAAACGCTTGGGGCTTTTGCTTCCCATAACCCAGTTGTTGATGAATATACTCTAAATTTAATATTATTACCGTTAGATCCGCCTAAATTGCCATCAAGTTTAACCCACATACTACCAGTCGGTGCTTCGTTTGCGGCGCCTGGTGTCCAAGGTGGCGGAGATGTATATGATGCTTCGCTCATCAACGGACCAAAATAGGTATCGGCAGTTATGCCCATGTCTGCAAGTGCAGTACCTGAAACGTTTGCAAAAATAGCAGATCTATCAGCGGATCCGCCTGCGGCTGATGAACCAATAATATATATTTCTAAAACACCACTATTGTTATATGCCTGAACACCCTTTCTTGCAGTTGCAAGACCGTCAAACGTGGTATTAATATTGTTAACAATATCAGCAACGCCTGTACCAGTAAATGTAATAGTTGTACCATTGATACTAAACGCGTCACCAATGTTCACCGCACTTGGTGTAACTGAAATTGCTGGGAAACTTGATGCCCATGATGCATTTCTTGTTGCTTCAGAATGTGGAGAGTCAGTTGCAGTACCTGAACCAACTGCTACCCATGTGTTACTGCTATTTTTATAATATACAGCATTGTTTGTTGTTGCTGTAACAATTGCGTAATCACCTATAGAACCAAATGAAGCATTTGGAATATAGGATGGACTACCTGTGTGCTCTGTAGCACAAATTTTAGGTATTGTATATGTAAATGTATCTGTTGTGGCATTCCATACATGTAAACCCCACACTGTATTTGTTAAATTTAACCAATGTGTGCCGTTAACTGGGGTACCTGTTGGCGCCGTTGCAGAGCCTGTTAATTTGCTTAAATCAATATCTGCTCTTAACACGTATGCTCTATTAGCAATACCTAAATATGAATACGCGGCATGTAAGCCGTATTCGTTTAATTCATAGCCATGCAACATTGTTCCAGAAGTACTACTATAAAAAGTAGGAGTACCATATGTTGTAGCTAATTCTAGTTGTGAAGTAAGTAGCTGAACCTTGCCGGCATTCGCCGCTGTTGTTCCGGATGCTGTGCCTGATCCAGAAGCTTGTAACTTATTTTGTGCAGTTGCTACTAATATTAGTGGAACTGTACCTGGATCTGATGTAACATACGCGGATTCATTGGTTACAGTAACTTCAACACCTGGAGATACTAAAGCCATAATCTTTTTCCTCGTATAAAATTTTAATTAAAATTCTACATCTATATAGATGTATTTGTTACCAATATTTATTTAGATTTCCGGAATTTAGTGCCATACGAAGGTGCCCAAAGGGCAAAGAAAAGGGTTCATAAAAATAAATACTCTCGTGAAACATAGCGAAAGACCGCTCTGTCGTTGCGGTATGCGACCAGTAGCAATAAATTATTATAAAAAAGGCAACCCGCATTACAGATCAAGGTGTGATAAGTGCGCTCGAAAAGCAAAAAAACTTCGAACCACACCCAAGACAAATTGGAAGTCTAGTGGATATAATAAAAAAAACTACTGTGAAAAGTGTGGCTTTAAAGCAGACCACACAGTACAACTAGATGTTTATCACCAAGACGGAGATAGGAAAAATAATAATTGGAAGAATTTAAAAACAGTTTGCGCTAACTGTCATAGATTATTATACGCTACTGGTAAGGGATGGAAGCAGGGTGATTTAATTCCTGATTTCTAAACACAATGCTTTAACTGATTCTTCAAGCGATTGCAGAGTGCTATTGTTTTTAATAGTATAATCCAAATCACACCCAACCCAAGAATATTCTGATGCATGTACTTTTGGATACACTAATGGCATCATTAACTCATGCATAGGTTCATCACGCTCTGCATTATCTGCAACTGCTGTACTCCACCATTCGGGCTCTGTACCGCGTTTTACACGTATTATCTTTCCATCTAGTCTTTTTATTAGATCAATCTCATTGGGAAAGCGTGTATCAGTAATAATAACGTTGTGTTCAGCAGTAGTTAGTTTCTTTTCTAAACTTAACAACCATATATCGTCGTGAAACTTATTACGCCATAAATCTGTGCCGCATACTTGTAGAGCAAGTCGTGGAGTAAAGTCAGGCATGTCTAGTTTATTTGCCCACCATTCGTCTACTGTTTCGCGCCATTCTCTGCTTTCTTTCGTGTCGCCTTCTAGCATGGCACGATCCCATTGGAATACAGAGGCAAGTGAATCTTTTAATGAGTCAGCAAAACTTCCTCTAATCCATGTTTCTCTACTATTATCGATAAGATAATTTGCGACAGTGTCTTTACCACAGCCTTTGAATCCTACTAGTCCTATAATCATATGTTTAAATGTTATTGTGTTTTATTGTGAATGTAGAGTGTTGCCGCTACGAGTGCGACTACTACCATGATAAAAATCACGGTTCCCATCTGTGGTTCTCCTGTGTGTGTGTAATATTATCCAATGACGAATGACATCGGTGTGCCACCATCTTCAAAGTTTTGTAATTGTAATGCTAGATCAACCATCTCTTGTTGGCCTTCTGCTTTTAATTCACTACCATTCATCGTTGTACCACCTTGTGGTCCAGCGATTGTAGCAAATTTGGAACGTGCTTCGCCGAGTATTTGCTTGCACATTGCGAGTGTATAATCTTCTATCCATTTCTTTGTCATATGGTGTTGAATTATATTTTCAAGTGGTTTTTGGTTATATAACCAAAGTAATACGCTTTCAGTGTCACCGTCAACTTTACGAACGATTGTAAGTTTTTTAGTTACTGAATCCCATGTATAATTAATAAATCCACCAAACATTCTTGATGCTGTTTCTTGATATCCAGCAAATAATTCATATGTTGCTAAACCACCTACTCTACCTGCCTGTAGCATATACATATTCATGTAACCTGCTTCGAATGGCTCAAAGTTTGAAGCACCTTCACCACTTGTGCTACCAATAGTTCTTCTAAATATTTGTCTAACTTCTAAAATATTATCGTCTAAAAAATACTCTTGTTTATTTTTCTCTAATGTTAAAAAGCCATAAGACTCTTCAACACTGTTAGCACTCATTTGACGATATCTGTTAACAGCATTGTTTAATGCTACTTCCAAATGCTCGTTGTCTAGTTCAATATCAATGATTCTCTCACCTAAACGTAATCTAACATTTGTGAATAACGCATTTTTAAGTTTGGTTAATTCTTTTGTTGCCATACATATATTTATTAGATTACCTTAAGTAATATAGTATCAGA